TAACTCTTTTGCGGTTAATACATTCTCATCTATAATCTTATCTTTTTGTTCTTGTATATATTGCTTGATGTGTGGCTTCTTCAATAACCTACACCCTGTCACATGTGCGCTATTTGCGCTATAGCCTGCTTTTATGGCACTTTGTGTTACATTAAGTGTTCTTATATACTCATTCACAAAACGCGCTTGTTTTGCCGTTAACTCACTCATTCTATCACCTCCACAATTTTATCTAATAAGGTTTCATACCATAATCTTACAGATTGTTCTGAACACTCTAAGACATTACTAATATCTTTAAAACTACGTCCTTGTATTAAAGAATCGAAAATATAAAACTCTTTATCATTAGCTACTCGGTCAACAATCATTTCTAAGTGATTCTTTACAATATGATCATCAATGTTATCGTCTGTCATCCATTCATTAGAATTTTCATCACCTATTGAAAAGAATTCATCAGTATTTATATCATCATCTATTAATACATCACTTCTAGTTCGCTCATGATAATCACAAACGAAGCCTTTTATTTGCTGTTTATCCATTGTTACACCACTTTTACATGTAAAGATTGGTGATAAGCATTTACTCGTGCAATCTTGCTATTTTCAATTGCTATATTTCTTTGTTTTTGACGTTCTGAACGTTGTTTAATACTTGCTTGATACAAATCACCCTGTAAGCGTTCAATGACGTTGTAGGGTTTATATCGTCCATTTGAACGCATATATTTTACAACTTGCTTCTGCTCTTTTTCTGTATAATGATTTAGTACCTTTTTCAACAACGCCATATTATTTATAGATCTATTTTTATAGTTTTGTAACCCTGCTTTTGTTTCAATAATTTTGATAACTAATTTTTCAATCGGATATGAGACAGACACGACCCCCATTATTTCATCACATGTTGTGGTCGACGCACTCATATGGTACATACTTTCAATTTGGAATTCACACATCTTAATTTTTTTATTAATAAATGCTGGGTTAAATTGCGTTAATAGTTGATACTCAGATAGTTTATTGTCGCCATTACGATAATATAAACAATTCTTCGTTTTAAGCAGTTTCATTTATTCACCCCTATAAAGAGAGCCTACCCAAATTGGATAGGCTATTTTTGATTTAAGCGTTACGGAACACTTCGTTATACTTACTTTGAATGTTAATAATTTCTATATCGCCATCACTATCTTTGATGACTGGTTGCCCGTTATTTTGTAACCCAAACTGTCTTAAAACATTATAGTTATACTCTAATTTTTGATATTCTTCATTATTTCGATATGGATAAATTACCTTTTCTACCAATACATCAAAGTAAGGTTTTAACCTTACATTTTCATCTTCAGTAAGACGACTTTCTATCGCTTTTTTATAGATATTAAGTTCATATACATTAGTGGTTTTAGGATTGGCATTATAAACAAGATTAAATAGTTCTTCTGCATCAATTAAATTTACTTTCGCCTCTATGTCTTGACGTTTCAACATTTCAACTTGTGGATTCTCATATGAAGATTCTTTCTCTTTTTGTTGGATTTCTACTATTTTTTCTTCATGTTCATCTAATAATATTTGTCCTAATTCTTTGAATTTAGATTGTAGGCTCAAAGCCTTATTATCCATTTTATTTTTAATAACATCCGTTTTATAGCCTTGTCTAATTAATGATTTCGTTTCTGTTATTAGATCTTCAAAATCTCCTAACAAATTTCTATAACGTCTATCATTAAAATATACATCCCACGTATCACCCGTGATTGTTGTAGTTGTCATTTATAAGTACCTCTTTCTTTAGTTTTTGTTTTACACTTCGATTCGTTTCAAAGCTTCATAGCGTTTCATACTGCCATCAGCTAATTTCTTAATACTTCTCATCGCTTGTTGCTTTTCTTGTTCTGTCGTAAAGATGTAATAACCACGTTCACTAGGTTTATAACTGCATCCGATAGGATAGCCATAATCATATACTAATGAATTGATTACTCTTCGTAACCATCGTTCATTGCTTGAATTATATTCATATCCCAATTGATTTAAGATTTTAGTTTTAGTAATATACTTATTGGACGTATTTTTTATCACATTGAAAACTTGCAGGTGTTCGGTGGGTAAATGATACGTCTCTTTTTCTGCGATACTTTGCATTTCTACACCTCTTTCTTTTAATTATTTCATACCTAAATTATACCATTTTCACTGACCTAAAACAAACTTACGTTCGCTTTATAGCACGCTTTGTCAGTTGTTTAGCCTATCTCATATAACACTTATAAAACAACATTATAAAATTAATAAGGAGCCTTTTAGATCATTCAAATACAGAACTTAAGTTCGATAAAACAGAGCGAACAAATTACGAACAAACTTAATTTTTAGGCCTATACCAAAAACACAAACTTTAGCTTGTATTAGCGTTAACAAAGTTCGCACACCTTGCACAAATCTTGCCATTTTTTCAATTCTCAAAGACTGTATACCTTCCGATTTTAAAAGCCAACACCTTCCGAAAACCTTACCATTTTAAACTGCTATACCTCGTATAAAATCATAGTATTTTATTAGGAGCCACACACTACATGTGACCCCTCATAACATTATTTACTCAAGCTATAGTAAGACGCTTTTAGATCATTCAATTTACGTTCTAAAGCCTTGTAATCCTCTTGTGTCGCATTCTCATCTTGTACAAACTCAGTTACTAATTTTAATCCCCCAACTAACTCTGGTGCTGGTTCATTGATTCCCGTAGCTAACTGATACAACATTTCAATATTCGCTATCACATCAGTATTACTCGATTGAATGCCCTCAAGTGTATCGGTATCAAATCCATTTTCTAGGTACTCAAACACATCACTATTATTTGATTCTGCATATGTTTGTAATCCATACATAAAATACTCATCTTCAAATAATTGACTGGCCATCACATCACTAATAGAAAGCTGTTTACCGTCATGTAATTCATAACCTACATAATGACCTTCTATACTTCTTATAAGCCCCTCTGTGTGCTTAGGTGACGCTAATTCAAATGATTGCCTTACTTTACAATCTTTAATATATACATGACCGAATAACTTCCCGTTCATCATCACATAAACCATATCAAACGGATCATTGTATAACTTAAAGCAATACGGTTGTACTTTACTATGTTCTAATAATCCAGTGTAGTACCTTAGTAACGTGCCTGCTCGTGTTTCAAATTGATTTACGATAGTTTCTATGTTCATTGTGTTACCTCCTTTTGAGCCATTTTGCTGAATTGTTCAAACTCACCTGTCTCAGGATTAAATTTTTTAATGCTACATGTGGCTGCTTTATCAATGCACCCCACATCATCACTGTCATAAAAATTAATATTATGCGCTTTACTTAAAGCCATACATACAACTGGTGAATACCATACTTCATCAGCTTCTATATATTCGACAAATAAATTTTCGGGTGCTGGTATAATTTGAATTGGTGCATCATGATGAAGTTGATTATAAATTTTCTCTTTGTCATTCATATTAGACACACTCCGTTTCTTTCTTACTAATAGTAAACGTGACAGGTAGCCAATGATCTGTTTTAATGTTTTTCGACCTTACAATAGGCAAATCCAAACCTTTACCATCAACCATATAAACAATTGGCTCACAAATATCCATCTCAATATGTCCATCTTTTTTAAGTTCAGCGATAACATCAAACGCTTCTTGATTCCACCCAACCCAAAACACAACATTAGGATGTTGAGCACTTGTATATGCGCCGTCACCTTTATAATCAAAGTTATTTTCTTCAAATACACGTTCTATTTCTACAAATGATGTACCAGCATGCGCCTTTATATATTCTAAAATTTCTGACTTTAATTGATTTTTATTCATTTTCTTCCTCCTAATTTTTGATAGGTGTCCCACTGTCTTATTCGAATTGCAATTCAAGACACTTATGAATTTCTTTTTACGCTTACTCCCTCAAGGGCTTCACTTAATCTGTCTCACTGTCTCACTGTTTACGACCTACATTTATATATTTTGTATATTGTGTAAAATAATTTCTGTAAAACTTTACCCTAAAAACCATCAAGACACCAAGACACTTATAGCGTGGCATATACTGCCACAAGGGATTGCGGGTGTCTTAAACTTGTCTTATAAGTGTCTTACTGTCCTAAAAATAAGATGTTTAAACTTTAAGATTCTTATAATAAGAAGCTAAATCTACACTAAAGCCATATTGCTTACCAATACCTTCACCATATCGCGTTTGCTTTTTCACAGTGCCACAATAATTTGTATTTCTTAACGCTTTATCAATTTTTCTTAAATGGTGTTGTTGTGGTTGGTCATCTCGTTTCATCATCACTTTCCAAATTTCCATGCTACATACCTTGTCACGCCATACATAAGCACCTGGTTTTGTATTCGGTAATTCAATCAATTTACCATCACCATATAATTTAATATAGTCTTGGTCTATAACATCATGCGCAGACACTCTTTTTTCTTCTAACGTTCTATACCAATAGTCTGACGGAATAGGACGTTCAAGAAATTCTTCTATTTCTCCAACTAAAGCATCTTTTTCAGAATGAGCTTCTTGGACTTTTAAAGCCATTTCACTCGCTTCTTTATCTAATAACAATGCTTTATCCGTCGGATTCTCATCAAAATATACTTTAGCTTCGGCAAACATTTGTTGAACAACATCTGGTGTTAGATCGTCAAATGGGCTTTTAGTTGCTTTATTTTTATCTGTCGTAATAGGGAAAAAACGACGATTGCCTGTTTGGTCTTTTAAAAACTCATAGTTATTGGTTGTCCCTACAAACACACACTGTCTAGGATGACGCTCTGTTCGTTTACCATACGAAGCTCTATAAATATCTACAATAGCACTTATAAACCCCTTAATATCTTCAATAGTAGACTTTTGAAATGCCGACAGTTCTTCAATTTCACATATCCAAGAACCCTGCAATTTCTTATAGACCTCATCACCTTTAAACGTTTTAATACTTTGGTTATACCAATGACCTCCCAATTTACTCACTGCCGTAGATTTCCCAACACCTTGACCACCATATAAAATAATCATGGAATCATATTTAATACCTGGCTGATAGATTCTAGCAACTGCACCCATCATCCATTTTTTTGTAACTTCTCGATTGTAGTGATTATCTTCAGCACCTAAATAATCAATGAAGAGCGTTTCAATTCTTTTGATTCCATCCCATGATTTAGATTCAATCATCGATTTAATAGGGTGGAATCTATTTTGATATGCTTCCTTTTCAATTACAGTATCAATAAGATCGCGGCTAAACTGCACATTATACAATTTATCAATATGTGAAATCACATGTGTGGTATCTATATCAGCCCAATAATAATTCGCATCCCCTTTTGACCTCCAATACGGTAGACGTTTCAGTTTGGTTACTTTTTCAAAAGCGTCATATTGTACTAGCCCTTTTAAACTCTCATCATTACACAATATGATTTCAGCATTTGTAGTCGTTTTTTTCAATGCTTGTGTAGTGGCAGAACGCCTTAATTGACTTTTCCAATCATTAGCATTTAAAACACCGGTTCTACTATCAATCATTTCAAACACTTCATCATTTGTTACATTTTCCAAACAAAAACCTCCATTTCTAACTGCTTTTACTATCTTTTTTCAAAATACTTTTAAAAGTATTGTTTACTTCACTTTGATTAATAGGTGGTTTGCATACACTTGCCCACGCACTCACTAACCCATAAACTAAGTTTGGATCTACATACCTACGCAAAAGATAACCTGTAATTGAAGCCAATGTTGAATTGCGCTCTCCCTCACTTACACCAAAAGCTATATCTCGCCAATACGCACTATCACGTCGTGTGTACCCTTTGATATTAGGACTACCATTTGATTGTTCAAACTCCTTTGACCACTGTTCGAGCATATCAACATCGATAATTGGACAGTCATTCACTCGCTTAATAAATATGTGTCCTTTTTGAATAACTGGTAGTGCAAAACATCTACTTGGCTGATATGAACCTTCATCCACTTTATGACCAATTTTGTTTGCTAATACTTTTGTATATTTACGATAATCATCTGCACTTATTCGCTCATTTAGAGGGATATAAAGGCGTATTCTAGCTTGTTCAGTTGTATGGCTAAACGATGTGTGCCAAAACCATGCAACATTGCTTAAAGCTGAGCTGATTGCTTCATGTAATTGCTTTAAATCATTTATTTCATCGTAATCAAGTACAATCACATCTCTGTATACGACATTAACGTCATTGCGATGCTTTTTGATAATTTCACCATGATCATTTGCACCATTTTTAATATCACCGTAAACAGCAACACCACGTGCATACTTATAATTTGCTTCTATAGGCACAGACAGTTTATTAATTAACTTACTCCATTTAGGTTTTGAAAAGCTCTTAAATGAACGTGAGTCTAAACTTTCATAATGTACCACTGAAACATGTGTGTCATATTCTAATTTAATTTCATTCATTTTTTGCACCTCTAGTGATTCACAGAGTAAAAAATGTTATAATAAAAATGTGTAATTTTTAAATTACTCTGTTATTTTTATTAAATGCTATGCGTTACTTTCGCTTTGGTCGGCTTGAAGTGACGCTTTTTCTATTTCATGAAACTTTTGTATAAGTTCACCGAACTCTTTTAAGTACACTTGTAATAACTCAACTGTATGTTCATTTTGTATACGATGTTCTAAATAGCTACCAGAAAAATTAATATGTTCCCGTTTTGTTTCTAATTCATTTTTTACAAATCTATCTTCAACAAACCAAGCATGTTTGGTAGCTACATCATTAATTTTTTGTTTTATCACTTCAATGTCACACATTAAATCTTTAATTTCCCAATTCATTTTTATTCTCCTTTCTCTAATTGAAAATTATTCTTTAATTCTTGTGCGCACCATTTCATTATCAATTCTAAGTGCTTTTCACGACTGATCTCTGAAACCACTTCAATACTATTAACATATTCTGTGTGTTCATAACTTTCCAAGTTATTCATGACACTTAACTCAAGTTGATAAACCACGTGTTCTATTACTTCTTTTTGTTCATTATTCATTTTCTAATCCTCCTGTTAAATTACATCCTAAAGTTATTAGCCAAGCATAAACGCTAAAAGCAACATACATGTTAGATATTGCTAGTAATAAAATTGTTAACAATGAAACTAAGCAGATATAAGTTAAGTACATTTTCATTGCCTTGCCTCCAATAACTTTTTGATATTTACTTGTTTAAAGTCGTTATTCTGGATATTCATGTGAGCAGTAAGCTGTTCCATGAATTCGTCTACATCAGACTTTTTGAATCTGTATGTAGATCCAACCATGTAATACTTCATACCATTATTAATTAGTAATTCTTCAATCGTTGGTTTACTTAAATTCAGATAGTTAGACAACTCTTTGTAAGTCATAAAATATTTCTCTTTCGCTAATTCGTCCACACGTGCATTGATAGCCTGCTCAAGTAACTCACGTGCTTCATCTTCATCAATATTAATGTTGAACATTGGTTTATGCCTCCTTTACTTCAAATTCAAATAATTCATTTACCTCAACTTGTAAAACTTCTGCCATTTTCTTAGCTAATTTAGGGCTTGGAATCTTTTTACCATTAATAATTTGGCTTAAATAAGAAATTCCAACACCTGTTTCACGTGATAAATCAGATAAATTAAAGCCTTTTAAGAACATGGCTTCTTTAAACTTTCTAGTATTCGCTAAAATAGTCATAATTAAAATCCTCCTTCGTTTTTGACTGACTTCTCAATCAATTTATAACTTTATTATACATAATCGTTTTTCTTTTGCAATAGTTTTTCGACTGACTTCTCAATCATTTTTTATTTTTTTGTACATAAACGTCCAAAAAAATGCTATTATTAACATAATTAGGAGGTTTGTAATGATTAGAAATAGATTGTCTGAACTACTGTCAGAAAGAGGACTAAAAATATCTCGTGTTGCAAAAGATGTAAAAATAGCAAGAAGTTCACTTACTTCAATGGCACAAAATGATTCTGAAATGATAAGATATGATGCTATAGATAAATTATGTAGTTATCTGCACATATCTCCTTCAGAATTTTTTGAACATAATCCGATCAATTTTGACTTTACTTTTGATGAAGAACCGAATTATAAAATTAATGATGTTTTCGAGGGATTTGAAGTAACTGCAAACATTACTCACGCTTTTTCGATTGAAAATTTTGATTTTGAAATTTTAGTAGACGTCGAATTAGATAATAGGCAAAAATTAAATTTTGACTTAGACGTCTCATATAAAGAAACTGAAAAGATAACTAATTCACAACATAGATTTATTTTCACGATTAAAAATGAAGATGAAAATATCGGATTAAAAAAATACGTTGATAGTTTATCTGCAGGCCTTAAAAACTTGTTATTTAAAAAAATTAACCAAAAGTTAAGTGGGTATGTTTCTGAAATAATAGTAAAAAATATAGACGATATTGAAGAGCTTTTTCCAAATAAAGGCGAAAAAAGTACGACTCTACATAAAGAAATTTTACAAACTGATAGCCGTTTATCTAGTGATATTTTTAAAGAATATTAATCGAGGTGATCAAATGGCAAGTTATGAAAAACGCGGAAATACATGGCGCTATCGTATATCACTAGGAAAAGACGCAGAAACGGGCAAATATAAATATATTTCAAACTCAGGTTTTAAACGCAAATCAGACGCTAAACATCACGCTGAAATGGTTGAGCGTCAATTAAGAAATGGCGATTATATCGCACCGTCCACATCTACATTTAAACAGGTTGCTGACGATTGGATATCACAATATGCTAACGAAGTAAAAGTAAGTAGTGTCAGAGCACGCGAGAAAGCCATAAACCACGCCATAGAACGCTTTAACAATAAACCAATACAAACTATCAATAAACATGAATATCAACGTTTTGTAAACGATATAAGCGCACAGTATAGCAAGAATTATGTTGATAGCATTATAGCCTCTACAAATATGATATTTAAGTACGCATACGATATGAAATTAATAAGAATAATGCCTAGCGAGGGTATTAAACGACCTAAAAAGAAAATTAGTGTGGAAGAATTAGAAGATACTGAGATACATAAAAAGTTTCTTGAAAAAGATGAATTATTTCAATTCCTGGAGGTTGCTAAAAATCACCATTCACCCCAAAACAGCTTTGAGCTGTTTTGTACATTAGCATATACAGGCATGCGTGCAGGTGAATTATTGGCATTGAAATGGTCTGATATAGACTTTGAGAATAACACAATCAATATTACAAAGACTTATTACAATCCGAATAACAATAAAAAGCAATTTCAAATACTTACACCAAAAACTGAAAGCTCAATCGGAAAAATTTCAGTTGATCCTCATGTGATTAAATTACTTAAAAACTATAAAGTGGATGTTCAGGATACATGGAAAAACGAATTGTATGTAGATAATAATTTCGTTTTTACTGATGTTAACGGCTATCCCCTCGTAATTAAGAAACTACAATTATGGATAAAAGCTATACTTAAAAAGACTGACATAACTAATAAGCAAATAAGCACTCATTCATTTCGTCATACTCATTGTGCGTTACTTATAGAGGCTGGTGTTCATATTAAGGAAATACAAGAACGCTTGCGCCATAAGGATATAAATACCACTATGAACATCTACGCTAAGATTACGAACTCATACAAAAAAGACGCTTCCCAAAAGTTTAGTAAACTCATGGAAAACGTCTCAAAAGATTTATTTTAAAATTTCTATGACCAAATTATGACCACCCAATATTACAAACGTTATAAAATCAGCGTTCAACAGTCTTTTTACATCATTCCTGGCATGCCACCCATGTTAGGTTGGTCATTATTTTTTTCTGGAATTGATGCTACAACCGCTTCAGTCGTTAAGAACATTGCTGCAACACTTGCAGCATGTTGTAATGCTGAGCGTGTTACTTTAGTTGGATCAACGATACCTTCTTCTAACATATTAACCCACTCGTTTGTAGCAGCGTTAAAACCAACACCCGGCTCTGCGTTTTTCAAACGTTCTACAATAACAGAACCTTCTAATCCTGCATTTTCAGCAATTTGACGAACTGGTGCAGTTAATGCTTTAAGTACAATATTTACACCTGTTTCAATGTCACCTTCAGCTTCAATTTCACTTACTTTTTGGTAAACATTTACTAATGCAGTACCACCACCTGCAACAATACCTTCTTCAACTGCTGCACGTGTAGAATTTAATGCATCTTCAATACGTAATTTACGTTCTTTAAGCTCTGTTTCACTTGCTGCACCTACTTTGATAACTGCAACACCACCTGCTAATTTAGCTAAGCGCTCTTGTAATTTTTCACGATCAAAGTCAGATTCAGTTTCTTCAATTTGAGATTTCAATTGGCTAACACGTGCATCAATGCTGTTTTCGTCACCGTCACCATCAACAACAGTGGTATTATCTTTAGTTACTTCTACTTTACTTGCAGTACCTAACATATCAATTGATGCATCTTTTAAATCTAAGCCTAAATCATCAGTAATCACTTGCGCACCAGTTAAAATAGCTAAATCTTCAAGCATCGCTTTTCTACGATCACCAAAACCAGGTGCTTTTACTGCAACAACTGTAAATGTGCCACGCATACGGTTTAGCACGATATTTGTTAATGCATCGCCTTCAACTTCATCAGCTACAATTAAGATTGGACGATTAGATTGAACCACTTGTTCTAATAAAGGTAAGATATCTTGGAAAGACGAGATTTTCTTATCTGTTACTAAAATGTATGGGCGTTCTAATTCAGCAACCATTTTATCTGAATCAGTAACCATATACGGTGATTGATAACCACGATCAAATTGCATACCTTCAACCACTTCTAGTTCAGTGTTTAGTCCATTTGATTCTTCAATTGTAATGACACCATCGTTACCTACTTTTTCCATAGCTTCAGAAATATAACGTCCAATTTCTTCATCTGCTGCTGAAATCGCACCTACTTGCGCAATTTCATTTTTATTTTCAACTTTTTGAGAATTTTCATGTAACGCTTCAACAGCAACTTTAACTGCTTTGTCGATACCTTGTCGTAAACCAACTGGGTTCGCACCACTTGTAACATTTTTCAAGCCTTCTTGAATCATTGCTTGAGCTAATACTGTTGCAGTTGTCGTACCGTCACCAGCAATTTCATTTGTCTTATTTGCGACTTCTTGAACTAGTTTAGCCCCCATATTTTCATATGGATCTTCTAATTCGATTTCTTTAGCAATCGTCACACCATCATTCGTAATTAAAGGTGCTGTAAACTCTTTATCTAATACAACATTACGTCCTTTAGGACCAATCGTTACTTTAACTGCATTTGCAAGTTGGTCAACACCACGTAACATTGCTTGACGTGCATCTTCAGAGAATTTCAATTGTTTAACCAT